GGGTGTACCTTTAAGTGCATTCTGATTCTCTTGCACTGGGTCAGTTGGTTTCATGTCCTCTTCAATTGGCACGAGCTTCTCTGCATTTTTAATACCCAACACGTTCAACATACCGCGGTGCAGTTCTGGCAAGTTGTAAATGTCTGGAGCCATCTGCGCCATCTGAATAACGGCTTGGTACTGGATAACGCGCTGAGACATGGTCGCAGCGTTGGGGTCTGACACGGGGATAACGTCCACCAAGTCATAGTCGGCTTTCTTAGCTTTGCGAGTGCCGTACTCGGGTGTGTATGTGTAGTCTGGATCCGTGTAGTCGCGGATGATGTTCTTCAAGAGTTTGAACTCTTGCTTCAGGGCAAAGTGCACACGAGCCTGCACCGCAGTCATCACCTTGAGTTGTCTCTCCAACAGAGCCAGCGTTGTACCAACAGGAGCCTGCGCAGACATGTCGCTGACCTTCATGTCAGCAGTCGCGGCAAACCTGCGACCTTCGTCCACGATGGTCTGCATCAAGTTAAACAGCGTAGCGCTTGGCTCCTTGTACGGGAGCGGCAAGATGTTGTCACGGATTGTGCCCGAGCCAACGTCTACATCACGGAACTCTCCGGGTGCAATTGGCGTGTCATCGCCCTTGATGCGCAGGCCACGGGTTTTAAGTCCGCCGGGCAAGTTGCTGAGCGTTCCTGCATCAACAAGTTGACGCATGAGGGAGGTAGCGGATTTAGCAAAGCCTCCGATAAGATGGAAAAGCCCGAAGCCGTAAGCTCCAAAACCCGGGATGTACTGGTAATGAACAAAATGCTGGCGCTTGAGTCGGAGGTCATCTTCTTCCTTCCAGTTGCGGCGAATTGACAGGATGTCGTTGGAGCCTTTAATCAACGTGACCACGTATGGCAACATGATGCCGGTCTCTTCACCCGCGTCGTCTTCGTCTTCGTAACCTTCAAGGTTCAAGTCAACGTGGCACTCATACAGGGTGTAGCGGTCGTCGTTCAGATCACTAAAGCCAGTCTCTTTGTCCTTGGCTTTCTGAATGTCGGTCAACTCTTTTGGCGAGTCAGGCAACTCAATGTCAAGGTAAAAGCCCGCTTGCTGAAGCTTGATGATCTCGTTCTTGGTCTTGCGCATAACGTGCGTGATGCGATAGCAAGTATCCAAATCCGTTGTGCCGTACGGCAGATACATATCTTCCGCAGGAATAAACATCGACACCTGACGTCCCAAATTGGGGTCGTAGTAGACCTTCTTAAACGCTGAGCCTGTGGCTGGCAGTGACCAGAGCATGCGCTCGTGTTCAGCGCGGTACTCCGTCATGACTTCCGTCAACTCGTAGTTCATGTCGTCTTCGACGTTGGCCGCAACCTCTTTCATCTCTGGCGTTTCTTTGCCGATGAGTTTGCTACGCACAGGCCCTTGGGCTGGGAACGTCTCTGTAATTGTCTCGGCTTGGAAGCGCACAACGGCTTCTGTAATCATGGGGTGGAACACACCGCATGCGCCGTTCCAAGGTTCTGTGCGTTCTTCAATCTGCAAGCCCAAAAGTTTGAGACCATCAACGTATGTCTTCTCCCAATCCTTGCGGCCATTCTTGTCGTTGTCAATGTCAGACACCAAGTCACCCGCCAACGACTGCAAGGCGCCGCTTTTTATGTACTCAGCCAAGTTATCGTCAAAGTTTTCTTCGTCATCGTCCTCTCCGGGCGTGAGTGTGATCTCGATGCCGTCCATACCGATGGTGACTTCTTCGGGATCAACGATCTCAATCTCAAGAGGAGATTCCTGTTCACCCAGCGCGTCAATGCCCATAGGTTGTTGGTACAGCGCTTTGTCGATGTTCGTTGCCATGTGTGTTCCTAGTAGTATGCGTGTGTCTTACGGCGGAAAAGATCAGAGTCGTCTTTCTCGTCCGTGTCTAAAGCAATAAAGCCGCCTTGCCTGAAGCGTAGCAGCGCCTGTGTTGTCGTATCCACGAAGTCGTCGTGCTCCCCGACTGGAAACGCGGCCACCTCTTCAATCACTTCCCGTGCCCAGCGTGTGTCGGGTGCCCAGACTTTACCTGAACTGAATAAATCCGCAACCGCGTTGACGCGCACCATCTTGTCGTTACCGCGACTTGGGGAGAATTCTTGCACTGGGATTCCCAATGCCCTGAGTTCCTGAATCAGCGGCCCCCCTGATGCCTTTTTCTCCACAATGAACGCATCAGGTTCCCACTCTTTGTACTGCTTAAGCGCCACCACCTTAAGCTCAGGGAAAGCCATGCGATCTTTAAACGCATCCAGAAGGATAAGTTGGGGCGAGTCATTCTCTTCCTCGTTGTAGAAGATGCCCCACGTTGTACACGCAGAGTAGTCGGATGTGTTCTTGGTTTCGAACGCCGTATCCCATGACTGGATGATGTATTCGCACCTTGGTGGGTCATCCGGCTCCCAGATACGCCACATCTTGCGCGAAATAATGGCAGAGTTCTCAGATGTGGGCTGCTGCATGTACTGCGCGTTCCAATAACGCGGGTCAATACTGGCTTTCGTAGATTTCAGCGCTTCCAGTGACCACTGCTCCGGCCACAGGGACTTCTCGTCGTCCTCGTTCTCGTTCAAAATGGCCGGCAACTCCACAATCTCCCATGGAATAGCCTCTGGGTTCTTGGTTTGGTAGTCAATCAGGCGCCCAGTCAGGTCTAACAGCGACCAACGGGTCATCACAATGATAATCCCACCGCCCGGCATCAAACGTTGCAAGGGGCCGGTCTGGAACCAAGACCAAGCCGTATCAAACGCAAGCCTAGAGTTAGACTTTACGTCCTGCTCCGAGTGAGGATCGTCAATAACGAACAGATCAGCACCACGACCAGCAAGAGCGCCCCCGACACCAGCAGCATAGTACTGACCGCCAGCGCTTGTAGACCACTTACCGGCAGCTTTCTGATCGTCCGCCACCATTGTCTGGGGGAAAACTTCTCTGTATTCATCAGAATCAATCAAGTTACGTATCCGGCGCCCGAAATCTTCAGACAGACCTGCAGTGTGCGTGCCCATGATGATCTTCTTCTCAGGATATTTGCCGAGGAAGTATGCAGGGAACAGGTAGGACGAGAACTCAGACTTACCCATACGAGGCGCGATGTTGATAATCACACGCTTCTTACGTCCTTCGACCACATCGGTAAAGATCTTAGCTAGTTTCTTGTGGTGTGGGCCAATCTTAAAGCCCGGATATACCGCTTGGGCAAACCCTAACATGTTTGTTTTAGCTGCTTGTAGTTTGGCGCGGGACTCACGAAGCTCCAAGTCGTCAAACAACTCCATTTTTTCTTTGACGCTCATGTGCGGCAAAGCTTTGGCCATGGCTTCTAGCTCAAGCTTACTTAAGGTGGTGAAGTTCTCAGGCTTCATCTTTGTCTTCTGTCACATCGACAACATCGATCACACCCATGAACCTGTTGAGCTTTTCTTTAATACGCGTTTCCAGTTCTGTGTCAGTCATCTGGGTTTTCTTGACCTCAACCCGTTCGGTGAACAGCGCCACTTCCGTGACCTTGCCCAGCATGTCTAACGCCTTGAGGCGAATTCTGGCGTCTGGATGTTTAACTTCTTCTAGGATCTGAGCCACTGCGTAACCCCGCAGTTCTTTGGCTTGCTCGACAAACGCCCAATCGTAGGCGGTTAGCATCCCAACTAGATGTTGTACGGCTGCTGGCGCTTTTACATTTGCCAATGCTTGTTGCGTTGTTGCAACAGATTGGCCTGTCACGATACTGGCAAACGATTTACGCGCTGCTTCTGCGTCTGCCTTGGTCTCGATTTCCTCGTCATCAAGTTCCAAGTCTTTGAGCCACTGAGCCGTTTTGACTTTGGCGTCAATGGTTGTGGCCGTGTCCGCCTTTTCAAAAGACAGGACTTCCGCAGTGGCGTCGACCACCTCTGGATGAAACTCGCCGTAAATCAAATGTTCTAGCATTGCGTAGGGTTAGTGCTGGCGTCGCACTTGTTGCCTCGTTGGTGTTAGTGTACACTTCTTTTCGGTGATGGCGCAAGTCATTGCTTCTCCTTGATGGTTTCCAGTTGCCATCTTTTGCCCCGGATCGAAAGGTTCGGGGCATTTTTTTATATAGTGTTGTCCAACGTTTGACATGGTACCTTGGAAATTTTTATAATTTTTAGGGGGGTGGGGTGTTTGCGTTTGGGAATTGTGGGCGGAATTTTAAAAATTTGATTTGCGGGTGTGGAACAGTGTACCCATATGTGCGTGCCACCCCTTCGCATACGGGCTGGTGGGGGTATGGTGGGGGTCGAATCCTGTCGAAAACGCATCGAATAGGGGCAAAACCGATTCAGACTGCATCGTTTTGGGGTAGCTCAACCCCTATCGGAAGGGGGTGTATGCACAATGGAGTTAGCCAATAGGGATTCGCCCTGTGGCACAACT